TGCCCGCTGCTGTGGTGCCGCCGCCGGCTGCGGCCGGCGCGAGCGCATAGCCCGCCACACCGGCCGCCGCCATGATGGCAAGCCATGTGTTCATGTCGGCGTTGCTCTCACGGTTCATGCTGGCGGTGAAGCGGCCCGTCGGGTCGATCGAGCCCATGATCTCGTCCGAGCCGTGCTCGTTCGCATACCGGCCCAGGGCGAACTGCGCCGTGCCGTTGTTCGCGCTGCTGAAGCCGGAATTGCTTTCGTCGCTGCCTTGCGAGACTTGTCCGCTGTCCTGATAGACCCGCCCCCAGGGCGTGTCGATCTTCAGGCGCCCGTACTCGTCAGGCGTCCACTGCCCGATCTGCGAGCCGCTTTGGCTGAGCAGCGCCATGACGTCGGCATTCTGGTCGTGGTTGCCGCTGCCGGTGATGGTGTCGCCGATTCTGAATGCCATGAGTTTTATCCGTCTGTTAAATGGCTGATTTCATGCCATAGGTCATCGTCGCCGTAGCGCCAGCCGTCAATGACGTACTGGCTGCCCACCGCGCCGAGCACGGCCGGGTTCGTGTTGCGCACCGTATCGCCCGGCGAGCCCGGCAGCTCCGGTTCCACGTCCGACGAGGCTTTCCAGGCCGAGAAGCGCCCGCGCGCGTTCTGGTTGATCGCGCGGGCGTGGTTGGTAAGGTGCTCCTGCAGCACCCGCACCAGCTCTTTCTCGAACGGCGTTTGGGCGCCGCGCGGCAGGTAAGGCATCTTGACGGTGGACATGGGTCAGCGCCGGCCGGTCGCCTCGAGGTCGACCGTGAAGCCGGTTGCCTCGAAATCGCCGTAGATGTCGAATTTCAGTCGATGCCAGCGCGCGTTGCGGCGCACATCGAAAAGCCCGTCGTCGGCCCTGGCGATCGAAGCCGTGGTGGTCGCGGTGTTGTCCAGCGCGTTTCTCGCTATGTCGGCGACGATCGGTTGCGTGCCGGTCGGCTTGCGGGTGAATTTCACCGCCGCACGGGTCAGCTCCGAATCGACAAAGGCATGGCCGAAGTCGTTCGTCACGATCTGCGCCGCCGATGCGGCGGTGGCGTTGGCGCGCAGCTCGCGCGGCACGTAGTCGCCCGTGTTCGGGATGCCCCACACCGTACGCAGGTTGCTGCGCAGTGAATAGCGAAGCCCGCTCCAATGGCCCGGCGCGAACACCGCGCCCTCGTCGATGTTGCCGAGCGTTTCGCCGTTCCAGAATGCCCACCGCTTGGTGCGCGGATCGCACACCAGCGTTCGCCGGCTGTAGGTCGTCACTTCGTCGCTGTCGTAGAGCAGCGCGCTGATCCAGATGAGGTCGCGCGCGGTGTCGACGACGACTCGATTCAGATAGGTGGTGAGCACCACGCGCTGCGCGAACCAGCGCGCCATGCGCGCATCCATCAGGTTGTCCAGCGCCGCGCCGTCGTAGTAGTACAGCCCGTCGTCGGCCAGCACCACGACACCTTGCTTGTAGGGGCGCGACACGTTCATGAACATGGCGCTGACGTCGACCGGCTCGCGCTCGAAATTCCACACTTCGGCGTTGCCCGGCTCGAACCGGCCGCGGTAGACCGATGCGCCCTTGAACAGCAGGATGTCGTCACCGAAAGCGACTGCCGTGCGGTTCAGGTCGTCAGGCTGGCCCGGCAGCTCGCCGAAGGCCGAGAGCGTGGCCGGGCTCGGCGTCCACGAGAGATGCGTATCGCGCGCCGAGCAGCGCCACGTCCAGCCGGCATCAAAGCCCACGACAAAGCGCGACGCGCTCACCATCAGCATGATGCCGCCGGGGCCGCCGGGCACGGCGGTAAACACCTGTCCGGTCAGCGACGCGATGGTGTGGTACGGGCTCGCCATGAGCGCGTACAGCCCGAAGTCGAGAAACGCCTCGGGAAAGTCGGTGTGCACCGAAAGCCCGTTGGTCGCGGTGTTCGCGCTCGAGATGGTGGCGCCGGCATCCATGTAGCCCACGCGCATGATCTGGTTGCCGAGCTTGAGAAAGGTGTGCCCGGTGCGCGACTGAAACATCTGCGATGGCACCGTCGCCAGCGACAGCGTGCCAAGGTGCTGCTGCGCGCGGTAGAGCGTGGGCATCGCGCGCCAGCCCTTGCTGGTCGGCATCACCCCGTCCATCGTCTGGCAGGCGCCGGGGGTTTCCTGATCGACGTCCGGGGCGAACCCCATGAAGTCGACAAACTTGTTTTTGTCTTTGGTCGTCATCGCCATGAGGATCAGCCCGGTCGTACCTGCATGCCCACCGCCGAAGCGTACTTTTTGCCGGCGCGGTTTACCCGCGTCAGCGCGCCCTGATAGGCCGCGCCGTATTCCGCCAGCCGCCCGGCGTCGCGCATGTGGACTGCGGCCTCCATCAGCGAGCGATAGAGGTAGATGTCCGGGGCGAGCACCAGCAGCCAGTTGGTCCCGGCGTCGCTACCGGTGATCGTGTCGAGCTTTTTGTAGTAGTGCAAATCCACGCTCACGGTGCCGTTGGGCGGGGGCGATGCGCGCAGTTGTGTGCCGATGACGGACACGCCCTTGATCGGCATCCCGGCAAGACTGCCGCGGCGGGTGAGCGCGCCCACCGGGCCGTCGAAATCGAAGTGGTAGCCGCCGCCTCCGTACTCACCGCTCACGCTAATCATCTCGAGGTAGTCGGTCGGCAGGCTGGTCAGCTCGGCGGCGATCGGCCAGTCGACATAGAGGTATTCGCCGCGCGGGTGGCGCACGTCCGAATTGAGCCCGGCTTCGGCGTTGGTGACAAAGCCCGGCATCTCGGCCGTGAGGTCGGTACGGTTCATCTTCGCGGCAATCGCCGTCTTGAGCGTGCCGTAGGTGGTGATCGCGGTCATTTGGCTTTGCCCAGAAATACCAGACTGCGGCCCTTGTTGATGCAGTAGACAAGGCTGAAATGCTTGAGCAGCATGCCCGTCCACTCATCAGCAGAGCGCAGATTGATGTGCGCGTTGCGGCCATCGGAGAGCACCTTGGCCGCAGGCTGCAGGCCAATCGTGATGAATGCCAATTGCTCGGTGCAGCGGCGTATGTCGTTCAGCACGTTGATCGTGAACTGCGGTTCAACATGCTCGAGCACGTCGATGCACGTCACCAGCTGCGCCGGGCCTGGCAGCTCTGCAATCTCAGGCACGCCGGGATCGTAGAGGCTCAACTCGAGGCTTACCTCGCCGGCGTAGGGCGTGGCGTTGATGACTTTGCCGAGCGCCGGCACGATGCGCCCCTTGCCAGCACCGTAGTCGAGCATGGTCGTGAGGCGTTGCTCGATGATGATCCTGGCAATCGTGTCCACGTACTTGAGGCATTCCACCCCGTAGTCGGGCACGTCCCGGTGCATGCGTTCCTGCTCTGCCCGGTACTCATCTGTCACCAATGCCTCACTCACTGCGTGTACCCCTTGAATAGCTGCCTCAATACCGGCTGCGCGTGGATAGACCGGCCCATCAGCTCTTTCCAGTTCACCGTGTGCAGCATGTCGCGCTTCGCCTGGTGCCACGCCACTGCGCCCGGCGTGTGCTGCGTCTCGTGAAAGCAGGGCAATCCTTCGGTGAAGTGCAGCACCTTGGCAGGGCCGGCTGGTCGGTCGGGATCGCTTGCGAGCACCATGACGTTCCACTCGCTCGGCAGCACGCCGATTTCGTGCGTCCATTTGCTCAATGAGCCGGGGCTGGTGGTCGGGTCATTGACGTACTCCGGTGTGAGATGCTTGCACTGCCAGTTGTCGAACAGCATCAAGCTCGGCCATTCAAACTCCGGCTGCTCCATGACACAGCTGACCGCTGGCGGCTCGTCTCCGTTGTAGTTGTTCGCGTGCCAGTCGAACAGCTCATTGATGTCACCGAGCACGATCATGTCGGCGTCCATGAACAGCGCCGTGCCGGTGAAGTCGCACAGCCACGGCACGAGGTAGCGACTGAAAGTGAAGTCGGTAAGGCCGGTGCGCGTGATCGGCAACTGGTGCTTGTAGAGCGGCACAACCTGCACCGGGCGCGAAGCGTTGGCGTGGATCGAATGCTGCAGTACGTTGTAGCCGATCGGTTGGCGGTGATCCACGCCGATGAATACACGGTTCATTTTCATAGCACGCCCTGACTGGTGAGATGGTTCAGATGGCGTACCCAATCGCCATTGGCCGGCATGCGATGCAGCCTCACGTTTATGTACCAAGGGCTCTTGTCCTTGTGCCACGGTGAGTGCACCCACATGCACGGCGTCGAGAGCAGGCAATCAACCCGCAGGCCCATAGCGCCGGCGGCATGCACAACCGTCGTGTCGGTCGAGATGATCCGATCGCACGCGGCGATGGCTGCTGCGGTGTGCTCGTAGCTCGAGCCCTTGCCGGTGGCGAAGTGGTGATGCTGGATCGGCAAATCGGCCGCGTCGATCTGTGCCTGGGCATCCTCGCGGTACTGCAGCGAGACGAAGGATGCGCGCGGGTATTTCTCAACCAAGGGCGCGAAGGCCTCGAGCGGAATCTCGCGCAGCTGTTCCTTGGTGTCGGGACCGCCGCCAGACCATGCAATGCCAACAACGCTGTCGCGCCGGGGCTCGGCTGACGTTTCGATAAAGAGCGTGCGGTACATCTTCACCAGCGCGGGATCCGGCTTGAGGTAAACGCGCGGTATGAAATCCTCGCGCCGGCGCCGGAACATCGCCGGCAGGCTGCCGATGCCGATCGAGTGCGTGGGGGCGAATTCCTTCACCCACGGGCGCTCGCGTGCGTTCCTGCTGCCGTACACCACGGCGTCTGGAAACGACCGGCGAAAGAGCTTCGAGAGCTTCGCGTCGCAGTCAAAGGCGACCGCCTCGGTGCAGGCCAGCACGTCGGGCAGGCACGAGGCATACATGATTTCATCGCCGAGCCCTTGCTCGCCGTGCACGATCACGCGCGCCGCGGCTTCGCCGTGCCACTTCGGCACGCCATAGTCGATGCTGATGCGGTGGTGGCTGCCCGACGCCGCCTCGTAGTTGTCCCACCCTATCTCGAGGTCGCCCATCGCGATCCGGGCAAAGCCCTTGTTGATGCGGGCTTCCTTGAATTCCGGTTTCACCGCCAACGCTTTGTCGGCCTCGGCGCTTGCTTCCTCGTAGCGCCCGAGCTTGATGAGCACGCTGGCGCGGTTGTTGTAGAGGTTGGCGTAGTCGACCTTTTTATCCTGCTCGGCGTGCCGATAGCTGTTGAGCGCGCCGGCGTAGTCGCCCAGGTAGTCGAGTGCCATCCCGTAATTCACCCGCAGCGCGCCCCAATGGCCGTGCGTGCGAAGCAGCGGCTCGAGCATCGACTTGGCGATGCCGTAGTGCTTGGCACGATTGCAGACTGCACCGAAAAGAAACCGCACGCGCACGTCATCGGGCTCGGCGTTGAGCATTGCAACCAGCTTGTCGTAGAGGTCGCCGATCTGCGTGATCGGCGTATCGTTGACTTCGGTAGCGAGTGCTTTCAGTTCTTCATCGGTGTAGCGCATCAAATGTCGCCGAGCGTCGCGCGCAGATGTTTGAACTGTGGGTCTTTCAGGATCTGGCGCAGCTTCGGCCAATCGGCTGCATGCAGCACGTTGATGCCTTTGTGCTTCAGGAGGAAGTGAGCCCAAATGTCAGGGATCGAGGCGACGTGCTGCATGCCGCGCTTGATGCCGTCACGTTTGTACTCGGGGTGTTTCTGCAGTTCCTTGTTGCGCTCGAGGATCGCAGTCACGTCCTGCCGGTGGTGGATATGGAATTTCTTCGGGTTCGTCTCATCGAATTCAACCAGCGTCTGCATTCCGGTGGTCGGATCGAAATCGAGCAATTCAACGGCCATGTCTCATCCCAATATGAAAACGCCCCCACTGAATGGGGGCGTGTTTCTTCATCCCACTTCAGCCGATTACGCGCTGTAGAGGTCTTGCACTTTGGCGTGTGCGTTGGGGTTGCCGACAACGAAGGTGAATTCGCCGATGAGCATCTGCTTGTCGGCGTCACCAGTCTTGGCGAGCTGCACCGGCTTGATGCGATCGAGCCACGCAATCTCAAGATGCTCTGGATCCAGCAGCAGCACCGTCGACTGACGCATCCACCGGTTGAGCTTGACCCGGTATTCGCCGTGATCGCCGATGTAGACGTCGACCGCACCGATCACCGTGCCCTGCGAGGTCTTGCCAACGTTCACCGTGTTGCCGGCAAACTTGTTCGCACCTGCGAACGTCGAGATGACCTTTTTCTGGTAGGTGTTGGTCAGGATGATTGACGCATCACCGCCGTCCACCCAGGAAAGATCCATCGCCGATTTCAGCATGTCCTCGGTAAAGGTCGAGCCTGCGCCGGTAGCCGTGCCATCGGTCGGCGCTGCCCACACGCCTGCGGCATAGCCTGGCGTGGTGCCCGAGCCCGACGTCGTGGGCTTCACCACGTTGGTAATCATCGCCTCGATGCCGGCGCTCGAGCGCGCGGTAGCCGAGCCACCAGCAGACGATGCCTGGTTGCGAGCGATCGCATATTCGACGTCGCGGTTCAGTTCCTTGCCGCGCTTGACAATCAGGCGTGCCGTTTCCCGATCACGGCCGTACTTGCGCACGCGATCAGCGGTACGCGAGACGATCAGCGTTTTGCGGACAATCTGCGTGTAGTTCGACAACATCACGGTCGGCGATGCGGTCGTATAGCTCGCGTCGTCGCCCTCGATTTGCCGGTTGGTGCCGGCAGCGTCCAACTCGTCGGTTTGCCACTGATGCAGAATCGCGTCGGCTTTGCCGCGCGCCGCCATACTGCGCAGCGGTGTGTCGGTGGGCGAGAGGTCGTAGATGATATCTTCGACGTCCTCTGCGATGCCCACGAGGTCGTATGAATCGGTGGTGCCTGCTACTTGTGCCATGTCTGCCTTTGTTTAGCGCCTTGCGCGCGCGGATTTGAGCATCCGGGTGATGGCATCCTCGGCGTCCGCTGGCTTGCCGCTGCGCTGCGCCTGGACCTTCAACCGGCCAGTCTGCTGTGCTTCAGTGGTAGCGTTAGACGTCCTGCCTTGCGGGCGCACAACAGGCGCCGCTTGCTGGACTTGCTTTACCGTCGCGGTGCGTTTGCTCTGAATCTTCTTGAGCAGCGCTGCATCATGGAAGGCACGGATTACGCGCGGGTCGTACATCTGCTGGATTTCGGCCGGCTCGAGGCCCGCCTCAACCATGTACTGTTCCGTCGCACGCTTAGCCGCGGGCGTCCACTTGGGTAAAGTTTTTGACAGAAATTGATCTGCCGCGCTCTGAAGTGCCGTAACGGCGGCTTGTTTCTGAGCGCTGAGTTCGCTGCTTCGTTGGGCGACTGCACCACGATATTTATCGTAGGTGTCGGTAAGGCCGCTCAACTGCCGGTCGATCTCAATATAGGCTTGGACTGTAATTCCCGGCTGGTTTTTTTGCAACCGGTAATTCTCAATCTGCTGTTCCAACTGCCGTAATTCGCTGACAGCCGGTCCCAATTCGGCCTGAATCGCCCCGTCGATTTCGGTTCTTTGGCGCAGCGCGACGTTGAATTTGCGTTCCTGCGCGATTTCCTCTTTGCCGCGCGTGTAGTCGGCCTGCATCATCGCGCCGTCAACCAGCGGCTTGGGGATGGTGTACTTTTTCCCGTTGGGCGCCGTGTACTCCATTTCCTCCCAGGCGTCGCCCTCTACCTGCTGATTCGGTCCCGGCTCATCGTCCAGGGAATCGGGCACGTCGTCGTCGGTGGCCGGCTGCTCGGCCGGCGTCTCGGCTTCCTCGGCCGCCTCGCGTTCCTCACGCAGCGACGGGCTCTCGCGCCGGCTCGGGCGATCGTCCTCGGCCGGCGTGTCGTCGCCGGCGTCGTCCGGATCCGCCTCACGCTCGGCGCCCTTGCGCAGCTTCGGGTTGAGCAGGCCGGCGACTCGTTCCTCGGCGGTTTGCTCCGGCAGCTCGGCGCGGTCAGCCGGGGGCGGGCGCAGAGAGCCGGCGCGCGACACTTTCACGCGCACGGGCACTTCGGACTGCGGCAGGGTCGGGGCTTTCGGCGGGGTGGCTGGTTGCTGGTTGACGTCCATCTATGTTCTCCTTTTTGCAGGCGGATCTTCATTGCCGGCCAACGTGATGTCGGCGGCCATGCCGGTTTCGATGGTTTTGGTGAGTCCTCTGAGCAGGGCGCGCTGCGCGACCGCCTGCTGGTAGAACCACTCCCGGCTTTGCACGTCGTCGGGCGCAGTCTTGAGCCACGCCTCGATGAGCCGGTTCCAATTGTCCGCGGTGACAGCCTTGAAAACCTCGTTCTCAAGAATTTGCTTCGCGGCGGTTGCGCGGATCTGCTCAGACTTGAGCTGCGGGATCTGGCCCGGCGCAATCTTAGTCGTCATCGTTCATCAGCAGCATTTCGGCTGCTGCCATTGCGGCCTGCTCATCGGCTTGCTTCCTCTGCAGTTGTTTGGTGAAAACCAGCGATTCGATCAACCGCTGCGAATAGACGTCGCGCAAATCCTTGAACATCCGGTCTGCCACCACGCTCGGGTCGATGCCGTCGATCGTCAACGGCTCATCAATGACAAGCCGCCCGCGTAGCGCCTGGGCAGCTGCGCGGGCCGCCGCGCGCGCCTGGCGCTTGCTGCGCTCGGCACGCTGCTCGGCCGCGTCGGCCTCTGCCTGGCGCCGGATAATCTCGGCTGCCTCGGCATAGCTCACATCATGCACGCGGCCATCGACGCGAATCAGCACCCGATTGCGCCGGCCGCCGGCGACGTTCACCGCCGGGGTGTAGTCGGGAAAGGCGGGTGGCGGTGGGGAAGCGACCGGCGCATCGGTGACGGTGAGCGTGCCACTCGAGGTCATGCCCTCGAACGTCGTTGCGCCGGTCAGCTCGGCGGGCGATGCGCCCACCACAAACTCACCCTGCGACGTCATGCCGGCGAACGTGGTCGCGCCAGTGCCGGCAATGTCGACCGTGCCGGTGCCGGCTGACGTCATGCCGGCGAACGTGGTGGCGCCGGTGCCGGCAATATCACCGGTCGCCGTGGCCGCCGACGTCATGCCGGCGAACGTCGTCGCACCGGTGCCGGCAATGTCGACCGTGCCGGTGCCGGCGGATGTCATGCCGGCGAACGTGGTCGCCCCGGTACCCACCACGTCGACCGTTGCGGTGCCGGCGGATGTCATGCCGGCGAACGTGGTCGCGCCGGTCAGCTCGGCGGGCGCCGCCGCCGCATCGGGCGCCACCAGCGACGGCGCGCCCCACGGCACCGGCGCCCCGTCGACAACCGAAATCGGCGCCGTGCTCGAGGTACCGCCGGCGACACCCGCGTAGTTGCCGATCGCCTGGGCGAGCGTGTCACCGATCGCCGGAATCCAGTGCACCAAATCATTCGGTGCGACCGGCAGCCGGCGGCCGAATTGCTGCTCAACCTCGGCGGCGGTCAGCGCCCGGTTCCAGCACATCATCGACTCGAGCTTGCCGGTGAACCCCTCGCCGCCCCAGGAAGCCGCGCCGTAGGCCAGCGCCGTAGGTGTCGCGGTTGTCGCCGTTTGCGCGCTCGTGGTGAATGCGCTGTCGGTGAGCTTGCGGATGTAGACCGCTATGCCGCCGACGCTGGTGCTCGAGCAGGAGAGACACCAGAAAAACGGCGCCCCGTCGGACACGTCGAGAATCGCCGCCGACTCACCGCTTTGGTTGGTGACGGCGAGATGCGTGCCGGCAGCGTTGAGCCGCAGCCCGGCGATGAGTGTCGCGCCGGTGAAGTAGAAAATGGTGCCGCTGCCAACCGCCGCGTCGCGCGACGCGATGCCGGCCGCGGCCCAGGCCGCAGCAGAGCTAGGTCGCTGTGACCCGCTCGCCTGAACGCGGCCGGGATTGGATACGGACAGCGCCATGTTTAGGCGGCATCACGCAATTCGGCGGCAAGTACGTGAAGATCGCCCGCGGCGGTGTCGGCGTTGTCCCGGTTGAGCCGTAGGCGGCAGTAGTCGCCCACGGCGATGCTGTCGTCGTTGGTGAGCGTGATCGAGAGCTGATCTATGTAGCCGGCGGTGCCGGGCACGGTGACAGCGGTCGGTGTGTTGTCGGTGGCAAAGCTCGAGGCGGCATCGGTGTCGGTCGCATCGCCGTCGCTGATCGCTTCAATCGCAGCGTCGAAAAGTGCCGTGCCGGTCGTGGCGCTGGCAGCGCGGTAGGTAACGACCAGCGTTTTGGTGCCGGTGAAGCCCTGCGGGGCGATGAACGTCCAATAGCAGGTTTCGTTGGTCGTCGCATCGAACGCAAGGTAAAGCCGTGACTGCCCATCCTGCAAGAGCGCGGGATAGTTGGTCGTCGGAAAGCTCGCCGACTCTGGCAGGAACACCGCGCGCGTGCTCATAGCTCAACCCCGAAGCGGCGCGCAGCAATGAACATGAACAGCAGTTTTTTCTGGCGCGCGGTCAGCGTACTGCGAGCGGGCTGCGGCAGGGCGCTGTTGAAGCTCGTCGCGTTGGCTTCGATCCAATCGTCGGTCGCGTCGGCCGCGGCGCGCAGCTCTGTCTTGGTGATGCCGATCGCCTGATGTTCCATGCTCTCGCGCGCCATGAATTCGGCCCAGGCAGCGAAACGCTCGCCCTCGGGTAGCGCAGCCATCAGGCATTTCCTGTATGATATGGAGTATGGCTAAGCATAGAATACCTATCGAAGATCGCTTCTGGCTGATGGTCAGAAAAACGCGCGGCTGCTGGCTGTGGACCGGGGCCACACAGGGCAGCATGGGCTACGGCGTACTCGCTACGGGCGGCAAACAAGGCGGGCAAACACGTGCACACCGCCTGTCTTGGGAAATCCACAACGGCCCGATACCTAGTGGGCTGTGGGTGCTCCACACATGCGACAACCCGCGATGCGTGCGCCCCGATCATCTGTGGTTGGGCACGCGACAAGACAACGTTGATGATTGCGTCACCAAGGGCCGCAACGCCGGTGGTGGTGGCAAGTCTCTTGGCGAAGCCCACGGCATGGCGAAACTGACGAATGACGTAGTGCTGGCAATGCGCGCTGACTATCCGGCGATGACGCAAAAAGCCATTGCTGAAAAATACGGCACCAACCAAACCACAGTGAGCTTGGTAGTCAACCGGAAGCGGTGGACCCATATATGACATGGAGTCTAGCTATTCCCTTCTGTCCACACCATCCCGGTAATGGTGATGTTCTGCGCCGCGGCGACGACGGTGTTATCCACCGTGAGGTCGCCGCCGCCACCGGTAGCGGTGACGCTGCCCTGCATGACGCAGGTTGTGCCGTCCGATTTGTAGAGGCGGTAGTGTCCGATGGTGCCGGCGTTGTCCGCGCTCGTGTCCTGCCATGTGCCGCTCTTGGCTTTGGTGCCGCTCGAGGCGGCGGCCATCCAGTCGGCAGGCAGCGTGATGGTGCTGATAACCGTGCCGCTGTCGGCGGTCGCGCAGGTTGCCGGCTGTGCACCCGAGCGCAGCCTGATGATGGCCGAAGTGCCGGCCTCGGTTTCGATGGCATCGAGCCGCGCGTTACGGGCGGCGACAGAAAGTTGTACGCTCACGTTTAATTGCCTTCGTTGACGAGTTTCAGCCCAAGCCGGGCAATCAGCTCATGTGCACTCTCAGTCACAACAACGCCGTCGACTTCGCGCGTGCCGTCGCTGACAGTGCAGTTTGACAGTGCGTTGGTGACTTGCGCCTGCGTGAACGGAAACGTGTCGCCGTCATCGTTCCATGCTTTCTTGGCGACGTTGAAAAGCCGCGTCGCGTCGGTCATCACGTTGAGGTAGGCCGGGCGGATGTAGCCGCTCGAAATGTAGTGCGTGGCCGGCAGGCTGCCGCTCGTCGAGAGCTTGGCAGTAAACATGCCGTCAAGGTCGCGGCCCATGCGCCGGGACAGCTCGCGCAGATTGACCGCAACCGCTTGCGTGACAACCACCGTGGTCATGACGTCGCTCGGCATCAGGCTATCCGATCGTTCATGAGGGATTCAGCAGCAAGGATTTGAGCATCGCTGCTGGCTGCGCCACGGATAATCAAGCCGTACAGATGACCGTTGAAGGGTGTTGTCGTGCCGCCCCTGCGCCCAATGTAGAGCTGGTAATTACCGAAGTTGCCGCCGTCGGAACCAGCGCCCGACGCAACTGCCGCACCATCGACTCTCAGAGCAACAGAGCCCGACGTAGAAAACGCTGATGCGAGCACATTAGTAATCGGCGCGACATAGGGTGTTGCCGTTACAAGCTGCTCGGTTGTTGCCCCGCGAACACCAAGCATATAGTTCGTTGCGGCGCCGTTTGGCGCACGAAGCTGGAATGAACCGGCGTTCGTACCGGATGCCGCGCTAAGCTCAAATACCGTACCAGTTGCCGAGTCGCTTAGCTTACGTACCCCCGACGTGAACAGCATGCTACTGCTTGCACTGAAATCAACCGCCGTCGGTGTGGCCAGCGAGTCGTCCACACCGTCGAATTTCAGGTAATGGGCAAAGCCGACGGTATCGTAGGTCGTCGCTGTGGTATCAACACGCTCATAGGCAGTTGCTACGGTGCCTACCTCAAGCTGTGACCCGTAGATATAAACACCCGTGACGCCATCACCAAGCGCCTGCTGCAAATCCAGCCACCAGCCGCCGGTACTGGTGACCGTGACCGACGCAGTGAACGTAGCCTGGCACCTGTACCAGCCGTCTCCTGCTGCTTCTATCGCGTAGGAAAGGAGATTGGCATTGCCAGAGCCCACTACCACTGTGCCAAGCTGCGTGTTGAAACTTATCGAAGCCGACGTGCCGCCAATAACCAGCGACGAAATTTTCATTCGCGTTATGGCTTGGCCTGCGTACTTGAGATAAACGGAAGCGACGTAGGTCGTGCCAGACACATAGCTGGCTGAATGCTTCAGCGATTGCTCGGTTGCTGCGCCAGACGTGCCAACCCACAAATCAGCATTCAGCTTTCCGTCAAGCGGATTGATGACTTGATTAGCTACGATTGTTGAGCCGACTTTGCTGTAGGCTGCGTTATCAATTTCATCAGTTTTGGTCAGCAGATTACGCTGCGGGCCGACGCGCTGATAGCGAGTGGCGGTGGAACCATCTTCAAATTGCGGATGCCACACCAAGAAATCAGCCGTGTCACTGTGCGTCGGCGTCTGGCCCCCACGCAGCATGATGCCGAGCTGTGCCGAGCCGGTACCGGGGCCAGCACTGGTTGCTGATACGCGCGTCCAAGTCGGCGTGATGGTAAGGTTTTGTCCTGCTCCATCGGGGCGAATGAGATGGCAGTCATAGCTACTGACGCCATCGGTAGACCGAACCCAAAGGCTGTGAACGTAGTTAAATGCCGACGTTAAGCCAGTGACAGTCTGCCGCAGCCGAGACATATCGCTGCTGGTAGTGGCGCCACCAAGACTCAACTGCACCCGCCCGGCTGTTTGCGTGTCGTCGGGCGCAGTAGCGTAGTTATTCGTAATGACAGGCGCAACGGCTGCACCAAGTGCGGTGTTCGTCCATACTGAGCCGGTCGTGAAATCTTCTGTCGATACGAATTTATTGATGCGCGCACTGAGCACCGGGCGGCTGGCGCTGGTGGATTGTGTTGCTGCGCTACCCTGAATTTCTTTGAAGCTAACGTTACTTACCGTCGCGTCAGTGATGCCGGTTCGCTTCAGCGTGGCCGACGTATTCGTGGCCTGGACGATGCAGTGTTTCGGGCCAGCCGAATTGAAGTTGGGCGAGCCGGGAGTACCGACACCCACACCACCTGACGAGATAGAGTCGATGGTGAACGTCACTTCGTACCAGCGACCAACGACATTAGCGCCAGGGACATATACCTCTGACGCAGCACCGGCGGTGCTGAGTATTCGGTACACCCCGCCGCCCAGGTCCGTTGATTCTCCGATCAGGCTGACCGTGCCTGTCCATTTCTCAACGCTGCGCGTCAGCCCCTGGCGCTTGTCGAGGATCATGCCGACCGGCTGCTCTACCGCCGTCACCGGGGTTACCCCGGACCATTCCTGATACATCGAGGATAGGTCGCTCGGGTCGTACCACATGCCCTGTTCGCCGGCAGCGAACAGGGCG